ACTCGAGGGGAGTGTCGCACACCGAAGATACGGCGAAAGGTGCTGATTTTGCAAGGGGTTAGGTCGCTATTGACAAACGTCCGGACGTTCGCTATTCTTAGACCGTCGAGGCAATGACGCCTCGCGCTACAGGAGACCACACCATGCAGACGACCCTCGAGACCCTCAAGATTACGCACAACCACGGCGTCATCACCATGCGCGACGTGACCCTGACCAGCGCGGAGAAGGAGCAGACGGACCCGTACTGGCGGCAGAAGGAGGGGCCGACGTTTCTGGTCTACCGCGCCGTCGGCACCCCGATCAGCGGCGGCTACACCAGCCGCCTGTTCACGGCCACGTCGTTCACCCCGGCCGACACGACCAAGCCGATGGAGTGGAACCTTGGCGCACGGGAGCCGTGGTTCGACGAGCGCGACGGCGCGTGGCATGTGGACGTCTGCTTCTGCGGGTGACAGGCCGAAACCGCCGCGAGGCGGTCTCACCGTGATGCGGTGACTGACGAGGCCAGCCGTCTCGATCGACACAAGGGGGATGCAATGCGGATGAGCAAGAGCTACTACGTCGTCGACGTCAAGCCGGGCAAGCTGCACGCGCTGGGGATCACCAAGGAGCAGCGCGAGATCGAGCGGGAGCGGGGCAAGGCGCTGAGGCTGGCGCTGCGGAGCGTCCCTGAGGCGACCAGACGCTACCAGACCAAGCCGGAGGCGGAGACGGCGATGGTCCGCGTGCAGGAGCGGCTCGCTGGCAAGGTGATCAACCCCGCCTACCACGCGGATCGGACCCAGCCAAAGCACATCGACGTCGCGCGGTGGCTTGAGGTGTTCGAGCAGGCCGACCTCTCACTCGGGTTCTGACACAGGCCGAAACGCCCTCGCGATCGGGGGCGTCTACCGGGTGAGGCCCGGTACTGACGAGGCCATTGCGGAAACGTCCGGACGTCGTTAGGTTCACATCGCCGGCACTGACGCCGACACCACACACACGAGGAGTGAATATGCGCATCAGCATCTCGTTCGACACCGACAACGCCGCCTTCGAGGACGACTTCGAGGCCGAGGCCCGGAGCATCAGCAAGCAGGTCGGCAAGCAGATCGTCGCCGCCCTCGAGGGCCAGTTCAAGTACGCCGGGCTCGCGTTCACCTCGAGCAAGCACGTCATCCGCGACAGCAACGGCAATCTCATCGGCTGGATCGTCACCGAGGCTTTGAACTAACATGACCAAGATCCCCACCGGGACTGTCGCGTGGCTGGTCAACCGCGAGCACGTCAGCGCCACCGACACCGAGATCGTCCGGATGCTGTGCCGCCGCATGAAGGTGCCGGGATGGACGAAGGAACTCCGGAAGCAGGCGTACCGGATCGGCATCCAACAGCACCGCGCCAACCAGAATCTCTACCGCGACGTCATGACCGCGAGGATCGCATGAACGACATCTGCCTGCGCAAGACCGACCACGACTGGGACAACGAGCAGAGCGAGTGCTGTGGCGCGGCGGTGCGGGAGGACGGCGTATGCGCCTGCTGCCTCGACCACCCCGGCGACCCGATCGTCGAGTGCATCCACTGCGGGGTCGAGGCGCACATCTCCGAGGTCCGATACCCACCCGCCTGATTCCACCCAGCCGGATAACAAGAGCCCCCGCTAAATAAGCCGGGGGCTCTTTCGTTTACCATCCGTCAGGGATCGGTGGCTGCAGCGGCTCGCCTGCTGATGGGTTGCCGTACTCCAGAATATCCACCATGTCGACGACGCGGTGCTGCCCACTGCCATACAACCGCACGAGGTACTGCGGGTTCGAACTCGTCGATCCGGCGATCAGGAACCGGACGAGCCCATGCCCGAGCCGACGCACATAGACGTCGAACGGATTGACCACCTCGTGGATCGCCTGCTGGATCACGACGCCTTCTTCCGCGATCGGCGCACCGGCTTCACCTGCGGGTGATCCGGCTCAAGCGAAACCTTGACCGACGGCGTCGAGGCGACCGTCACCGTGCGAGACTGCACGTCCAGACGCTTGACCTGCGCCTCGAGGATCTCCACACGGGCGAGGATGGCGTTGCCGAAGACGACCGCGGCAGTGACCAACAGGACCAGCACGACGTATATCATCGAACCTCCAGTGAAGGGGACAGCAGGGACCGCGAGATAGACAGCTTGGATGACCAGCCCGCCCGGCCACGATCCGGATCGCCCGGATAGTGCCGCTCGCCGTGGCAGGTCGTGCGTAGGTTGTGGATCGCGATCGCTGACGCGTTGGTATCGCCGTGCTCGCAGTAGCGACACGACTGCCAGCAGTAGCACGGCTTCGGCTTATAACTCACGGCGCGATCTCCAGATAGGTGGTGAGGACGTCCCACGCCTCCGCGGCAGTGGTGCAAACGTGCACGGACCAATATTCACGGGCCAGCTTGTCGTGCCAGTCGCGCTGAGCGTCCGACAGCCGACCCTTCCCGGTCGGCGACTTGAACTCGATCGCGAGGCCGTTGAACCGCGGCGTCGTGACGAAACACATCCAGTCCGGGACGCCCGCCTGCACGCCTTCCGCCTTGAGCAGCGCCGCCTCCCGGGCGTTGCGCTTGCCGCCGTTCGGCACACTGCACCACGGCAGATCCTTGGTGCGCGAGTCAAGGCGCAGCCGACGGACGAACAGGCGCTGCTCGAGCGCCTCCAGATACCGCGGCTTCGCACGGACCTTCAACCGCACCGTGATCCCCGGTCGTGCCATCATGCCCTCCAGAGTAAGAGACCCAGCACCACCGCCCATCCGCTCACCGCGATCATGAACGCCGTCAGGCAGCCCAGCGTCGCCCGCAGCGACAGCAACTGCTTGCGGCGCATCGCCCGACGGTGCATCCGAACGATCTCATCCGGCAGGATATCCCACCCATCGAGCTCGTCATCAGCGGGCATGCGCCACCTCCATCCCCTCCGCCGTGATCCGACGCACCATCCGGTCCGTGCCAGTGTCAGGGTCCGGACGTCGCTCGTCCGTGTCGCGCAGGAGACCAGCCCGGCGGAGCTCACTGCACCGGGTCGCGTACTCAGAGCGCAGGTCGAGCCCCGCGATCTCCGCCGCCTCCCGATCCGTGAGCCCGTCCGGACGGCCAGCATGCGCGGCCAGTAGCTGCATCTTCGCGGTCCCGGCCTTGCGCCGAACCTGCCGGGCGGCGCGGTGGCTGGTGTCAGGATCGGTGACCCGCGCCTTGGGCATGACCGCGTCCACGATCGCCCAGAGCCCGTCGGTCGGAGGCCGACGCCGCGCCATCGCGAGCTCAGTCTCGTCCGACATACGGCACCTCGGTCTGATAGTACCGCCTAATTCGCGCATAAATGGCCGCTGTGGCCCGAACGTCGCCTTGGCAGTACTCGGCTATCTCTTCGACCATCCCGCCCTTTAAAAGCGGCCAGACGTCCGCGCCCGTTAATCCGCCCAGCTTGCCCGGCACCCCGAAGAACGCGGCCCACTGGTCGAGCCCCTCGCCGCTCAGCTTCTGGCCGTTCAGGAGCTCACGCTTGCAGTCGAAATGGGGGTGGCTGCGGTAGAGTTGCCACTGCCGGGTGAGGGACGCCGACAGGGTCGGGGTGACGCCCCAGCCCGCGGACCTCCCGATCAGGAACGCCAGATCCCAGCTGCCGTTCCACGTCACAACCTCGCCCTGATGCGCGGCGACCGCGGCCCAGAACGCCTGCAGCAGGTGCGTCTCGTCGGCCTCCTCCGGCGCGACGATGCACTGCTCGCTCATGAGATGCACCTCGCCGGAATCCTGCACCTCTGTGTGCATCATGCCCAGCGCGACGATCCGACCGAGCCGCCAGTTCAGGCTGTAGTCCTTGATCCGATCCTGCTCCCAGCGCTCCCGGTCGGCCTTGCGCCACTTCTCGATCGTGTCTTCCGACTTGTAGTTCGCCGGGGGATTCCGCTGCGCCTCGGGATAGGCGAGCTCAAGGCTGCGCTCGAGCGGCACGGTCTCGATATCAAGCACCAACGGCATCGGCCACCTCCCGGCGCTGGCCCTGCGCAAACGTCTCGACGATCTCCTGCATCATCGCGAGCGACTTCTTCGATGCGGGACGCCGCCCAGTCCGCCAGTGCTCGACGGTGTAGTAGTGCACGTCCAGCATCAGTGCCAGCCGCATCGACGCGCGGTGAATATTCGGCTCGTCCGATTTCCGCAGCGCCTCCAACGCCTGATGGATCAGATCCATCGGTTCCCCCTTGTGTGGATGGTGAGTGCGACAATGTGCCGCGTGGAACAATATACGCGACCGTCAGGACGGCGGCAATAGTCGCGGGACGTTTTGTGGGCAGGTGTCGTGGCCTACGCTGGCAGATATGCCGGGGCCATTCCCGGTCGTCAGGGGTGACGGCGAGGGCAGGGGCGCTGCACGGGACGGAAGGCCAGCGGTGGGGCCGTCTGCGTGTCCACTCCGGCGCAAGTGGAACCCCTTCGACGGGTAACCTCTCGGGGCCGCTGTGCCCCCGTCCTGCTCCCCGCTCCCACCCAAGACGACCGACCACGTTGTAGGCCGACAGCGCGTGGATTTGTTTGATCGGGTGGTGCGAGCACGGTCAGGATTGAGTGTCCGGTATCCGTTTACCGAACCTGCGGGAGACCGAGAGTAGGCCCGCAGACGATCGCCTGCAATCTGGAATGGACACCCCCGAAAGACAAGAGGGCCAGAGCACAAAGTCTCTGACCCTCTCGAGCCTGTATCTCGGTCGTCAGTCGCAGCGGTTCGTACTTCTGCCGGAGAACCGGCGCTGACGATGTCAAACTAATGCCAGCGTTGACATGCCGCAAGGGCTACGGCGTTGCCTCCGCCTGCTGCGCCGCCTTAGCTGCGCGATGCTTTGCCCACCGTGCCGCGCGAGCCTTGGCCGCGATCTCCTTCACCCGCTCGGGACCGAGGGCCGCAATCCGCGCCGCCGATCCCTTCTTCCCGCCCAGTTTGCCGCACTCCGACCGCGTCAGTGGCTTGGCAGGCGCGAGCTCGCCCTTCTTGCTCCACCGGTACGCCCGCATGCGGATCTTCTGGTACTCCCGATTTCGTTCGCGCCACCGCTGACAGGCGGCCCGATGCTCCTGCACATGCGCACGCCGATACTTCCGCGAGGATCGGCGCTGCCGCTCCAGATTATTCTCGCGCCAGATCTTCGACGTCTTGCGCTTGCGCTCCGTCCGACACGCGGCGCAGTAGTGCGCTCGCCCGACCTTCCCGATCACCGGACGCGGGCAGTGCCGACAGATTCCCGCCCGCCGACGCGCACAGGCGGGACAGGCCCACGACAAACGACCGAGGCGATCCATCACCTCGGTCATCGTCGCGCGACAACTCACGCGTGCGCACCTCACGCTTCCGGTCCCTCGTCGATCCCGAGCGAGCTCCCCTCACAACTGCAGGGCCGAGGGACCGCCGGGTGCCGCTCGCAATGCGGCACCCAGATGTCATACGCCGTGTAGCCAGACGTCGGGATCTCGTCCAGCGAATAGTGCCGTCCCTCCCAATGGCCCGGCTCGCCAGTGACGTGATGGTAAATCCACAGCATCACGCCGTCTCCGCACGCTGCAGCAGGTCCAAATAGGCGCGAGCGAGGTTCCGCTCCGCGGTGTCCGCCGTGCTCCCGGCCAGCCACTCCGCGTCCTGCCGTGCCTGCTGCCAGTCAATCTGCTCAGTCATTGCGGCGCTCCGTCAGAAAGGAAGATCGTCGGTGGCATCCTCATCACGCGGCGGCGGGAACTTGCTGAAGTCTGGTTCCCCGGCAGGCGATCCACGCACCGCCGACGCCGCGGACGGCGCAGTCAGCCGTCGCCCACTCGGCGGCGGCGTCGTCGGGATCTTCGGCGCAGCGGCCTTCTCAGCGACCGGCGTGATCCCGCGGTTGGCAAACGCGATCCATAGGGTCGCGGTCGCGGCCTGCACGGCATCCGCCGTCAGCGCCACCTTGTGCGTCGCACAGCTGAGCGCGAGCCCCTGCGCCATCCGATCCCACAGCGACAGGTAGGCTGCCGTCAGGCTGTCCGTATCCACCGACGCTGGCTTGACCGCATCCGGACGCTTGCCCACGACCTCCGCCTTCACCGGAGCCGGGGGCGCGAGGCGCTTGCTCGGTGCCGCCTGCGGTCCCGCGACGTCGATGTTCCAGTACGGCTTGCCCGACGGGTTGGCCGCGCGGCTAAACCGCAGCGACTCCCCCACGCACGTCTCCGGCGTGAGCCCGATCCGCTCAAGCTGCTTGAGCGCCGTCACATCCGGCACGAGCGGCGTCTCGACCGCGATGCCCTCGTCGTCCGTCCCCACGAACACCAGCTTGCTGCCGAACTTGGTCTGCACGGTGCGGCACTCGGACACGGTCATCGTGGCCTCGTCTCCCGCATTCTCCAGCACGAGCTTCTGATTCACAGCGAACTCCTTGGGGGCGCGTCCCCCGGCAAGTGTATATCCCGCAGCCGACGTGCCGCGGGGGTCCAGCGGTCCTGCTTACTCTGCCGCCGTGGTCGGCGGGACATCCTGACTCGGCACCGCCGGGAGCTCCGGCGCGGGAATCCAGACCCACTTCTGCTTGTTCGCACCGAACCCATTCGGGTAGTACTCCGCCATCCAGCCATTGCGATACACGACGGTGAGCACATTGCTGCCGGGCTGGGCGAACCCGCCGACCGCATCCCACGGATCTTGGATCGCAGCGATCAGCTTGGGACGGACAGGCGCAGGCATAGCAGGCGGACGCATCGGGGTCATACAGCACTCCTGTGGTGAAGGTGTGCCACAAGATACGCACGCCAACGTCCGGACGCAAGATGCAGATGCAACGTGTTGCTCGTGAGACATTCCCCGAGTAGATTGCTGGACCTACTGGAGGGGATATGCCACTACCGACACATGACGAGGCGGGACGCCGCCGCGGAAGTTACCGCGGCACGATCCTGCTCAACCGAGCACTCCGCCGTCACGGCGGGACCATCGACGAGTTTGCCAAGGACGTGCTGGGGCGCAGCCGCGTCAGCATCTGGCGCTGGCAACGGAAGACCCACGCCATTCCCGAGGCGGTGGTTGCCCGCCTCAAGGCGTACCTCAAGGAGACCGCACATGCAGGATGACCGGATGGATGCCGTCGAGATCGCGCAGTATGCCGGGGTCCACCGGCAGACGGTCTATCGCTGGATCGAGGCCGGGCGGTTCGGCCCACCCGAATCGCTCGAGACGATCCGCAGCCGCGGACGACTGGGCAGGCAGCGGCTCGTGCCACGCGTCGTCGTCGAGGCGGTGGTGCCGAAATACGAAGCGCCGCCCCCAACGGAGACGGCGCTCGCAACTCCTGATCCGGTGGCCTAGAAGGTCGACATCATCTCGGCCTCATCCTGTCGGCGCTGGATCGCCTCAAAGTGGAACTGATCGTCCAGCGCCGCAGCCCGGGCACCCTCGTCGAGCGACTGCTCGAGTTGGTCAATGCGGCGCTGCAGGTTGCCGATGGTGAGCGTCAGGAAGTCGATCTGCTGCTGCGTGTTCATACATCCCCCTTGTGTGGTGAGTGGCATGTGAATATTGTCAACCCACGCAGGATTACGCAAGTCCCACCTGAAACATTTTCGGAGGTAAGAATGGAGCGCGAATGGGGGAAGGAGTTCCAGCTAAGCGAGACCCGGGCGTTGACCTTGAGTCTGATCAGGGACTGGCATGCGCTAGGGTGCGGGGTGAAGGCCCGCGTGTTCTGCGGCGTCTGGGCGGTTGATGTGCAGCTGTTGTTCTGGTCTTTTTCGGCGATGGTCTATCCGCACTGGGCCGTCTGCGATTGGCCTGAAGATGTTGAGGGAGCCGACCCCCAACCGGCGAGGTTCAACGATGCCGATTGATTTCAGCGCCCGGTGGCAGCAGATCCTCGAGGCACTGCCAGATGTCCCGGAAACAGAACCGCCGCGGGAGATTGCCATCACGACGCTCAGCGAGTTCCGCGGCAACCGCCTGACGCACCACTTCTATCCCGAGCACTGGGCGCGGGTGCAACTAGCGCGGCATAACGCGCGGCGTTATGGTGCCATCGACTAGTGGTACAGGGTGGGGCGCAACCGTCCCGGTCGCATTGCACCGGTCGCCACTGCGCTCGTAAGGCTGGAGAGGGTAGCACTCCTCCGAGTCGCATACCTGCCCGATGACCCGGCCTCGCACCCTGTGCCGCACCCTTGTGGGACGTCGCCACGTCGACTAGACTCTAGCCGTCGCGGCGCTCTCCCCCTTGTGTCGTCGTGATCCCCCGTCAGGTCTTCGGATCTGGCGGGGTTCTCGTTTTATCCGAACCGCTCGCGCAGTCTGGCGGTCGCGATGGCGTCGCAGATGATCTCTTCCTGCGCCCCGGCCAGCGCATTCGCTGCACCGGAATCCCAGAGGGCCGCGTGCGCGAGCTCGTGATACAGGACCAGCCACTGCTGGTCGCGGCGGAGCGTCTTCAGGATCTCGATGCGCCGGTCGGTCGCCTTGAACACCCCGAGTACGTCGTGGTCTTCCCCGGCATCGACGGTCAGCTTGTCGACCATCACGATATCAAGGTCACCACCAGAACCGGCGACGGATTTCGGGAGCGGGGGATACCGCCGGGCCACCTTCTTCATTCGTCCTCCCGATCAGAGAGCGCCCGGAGAATGCTATCCACCAGCGTCGGAAGGACGCCACCGCAATACGGGCAGGTCGTCGCCAGCGTTGGCACGCCGCCCCGAATCACGAACCAACTGGTCGCCTCCCAGCTGAACCAGCAGAGCCCAGCCCGCACCGCCTGCAGGCGGGCATCACACGCGCTGGTGTTATCGCGGCGACAGGGCATAGCACAATATTGTGCTAGCGGTCCGGGTTCGCTACGGTCATCCCGACCAGCCCGGCGGCGTGGTGATAATAAAACGCCTGCATCCCTCGAGGTTTGGCGACATACCCCTCGGCGGCGTGCCACCCATCCGGCGGGCAGAGCGCCCGGTGCGTCCGAATAGTCACACCAGCTACGGTGTCGATCGCAGCCTCGCCGTGCAGGTGTCCCGTGTGCCACTCCCGGTGCACCGACTGGCCCCAGAGATCTGGCACCTCCGCGCTCATCAGTTCGCCCAGCCGACGCCGTGCCTTGTCCCCGTGCGTCAGGCCGATCAGCGTCTTCCCGTGCGTGATGTATTTGCGCGTCGTCCCGCGGGCGTCAATATGCACACGCTTGTCGTTGCGAAAATACGCGGACAGCACCTGACGCAGGGCGATCGTCATCAGCGCATCGTGGTTGCCGGGCACCAGCACGACGTCCGTCGGGCACCGCGCCGCGGACTGCTCGATGACATCGAACAAGACCCGTGTCCCCTCACTGATCATCTTCTCGACCCGGCCATCCCGGTCGAGCGGCGTGCCCTTGGTGGTTTGCCCGTGCGGCGTGTCGTAGTGGAAATAATCCCCGAGCAACCAGATGGCCCGGCGATTGATACCGCGCTGGTCCCCGTCCGCGAGTAGCTCCGCACACGAGTCGCGGAGTAGCTGCGTCGCGATCCGGAGGTCGTAGTCCTGCCAGCCGGTTTCGTGGGACCACGCATATTTCCCGATGTGCGGATCAGCAACCACGACCGCCTGCAGGATGCCAGCGGGGGTGCGCTTGTGGGCCTGCGCCGTGAGTAGCTTCACGCGTGGCGTCAGCGCCCCATCTACCACGGCCTGCACCAGTTCCGTGGCGTTCGGCCCGACCTTCGGCTTGAGGCGGACGAACACGCGGTGCAACTCGGTGACCACCGGCTTGCCGGTATCCCGATCCACCGTCGCCGTTTCCCACTTGGTCGCCTCGGAACGCTCGACCTCGAATCGACGCAGGTCTGCCTTGATGTGCGCGAGGAGATCCTCGACCGTGCGGATATACTTGCCGACCGAACGGATCTCCGTCGCGTCGTCCGCCTCGATCGTCTCCACCTGCTGGTCCGTCTGCGCGGCCACGGCCACCCGCGGCTCACGTTGCCGCGTCACATAAATCTGGTGCCTCGTCCGGGCGAGCGAAACCGACCGCTCCGTTCGGACGATCTTGCCGTCGTGGAACTCCCGGTTCAGCGCCTCCGCTGCCGCCGCGCCCCCGAGCCCCGCCTCAGATAACGTCGCCAACCGGACGAGCTCTTCCTTCGTCCAGTGGACGTGGTCATTCCGGATCGGCATCAATCCCCCTATCGCAGAATCGCAAGACCGACCGCCGCGGCGATGGCCCCAGCCACGAACGCCTGCTTCCGCGTGATACACCAGCGACACTGGGCCGGTGTCAAGATATTGATCAGTGAGTCTCGGTACTGTAGGGCCAGTCGCATCTCGGCCCGCTCGCGCTCGAAGGCATCCTGCAGCCGCATCGTCGCCGCCCGCTCAGCCTCGACGTCGATGATCAAACTATCGACGACCGCCACGGTGCGCTCGAGCTCGGCCCGGAGTGCCTCCTGTTTGGCGCTAGAATCGCTTATAAGGCGCTTGGCGGTGTCGAGGCGGGTCAGGACTAGGGTCGTCCGACTCACGGCCTTCTGACGGGCGACGACCAGTACCCTCGAGACACTGTCGGTGTTTCTTCGGGCAGCCTTGGCCGCGGTGTCCTGACGCATGACGGCGTTCTGTATCCGAGACACTTCTGGTCTCTGGACCGGGCGAAAGATACGCCACGCCATCGCGGCGATCGCGATGGCGCAGGCCACCCAGAAGACGTTAGTCGTAATCCTCAAGGACGAATCCCGGCACATGCTCGGGATCGTTCTTGCGGCCCGGTGCCACCCGCGCGTGGGTCGTCACCGGGATCTGCCCGTACTTCCGGCGCACGTCCGCGATCAACGTCTTCATCGACTTCTGCTGCGCCTCGGTCAGCGGCTCCTTGCCGTCGTTCTTGTTGCTGAAACACAGGCCGACCGAGACGCCGTTCACGTCCTTGTGGCCGTTCCACTCGCTCTTGCCCGCGTGCCACGCCCGGCGGTCATACGGGACGACCGTGTAGACCTTGCCGTCGCGCCCGACGAGCGCGTGGTAGCTGACCTTTGACTCGCTTGACTGGAGCCACGAGAGGCACCCCTTCTCGTTCGGAGAGGCGTCTGCGTGGAGGACGATGACCTTGACGGTCTGCGCCCCTCGCGTGTTGTGGTTCGGGGACGGGTGGGTGCAACTCATTTGACCACCGGGATGCTACCCGTCTTGCGACGCGGTGCGGCAATCACGCCCCACTTCTTGGCGTGGTACACCGCCGCCCACGCGAACAGGATGGCCGTGCCGACGTTGCGCGTGAACTGCGACACCGTGACCTCGGGCATCGTCAGCGTCGCCAGCAGGCTCCCGGCCACGAAGAAGCTGAGGCCCACCCGGACGGTCCAGTACGACCGGGGCCGCAAATGCTGGGTCGCATCAAACCCCGGCGCGGCCTTCGTGAAAATCATAATGTAGAACGCGGCGGAGGCGAGAGTCATCACCGCGTTAGCGAGGAGGTTCAGGCGGTCAAGCATCCTTCGTCTCCGGGAAGATTTTGCCAATGACAATCTCGACCCCACGCTGGCCTAGCACGCCGAGCAGGAACGCCATCGCGCTCATCGTCTGCTGGCTGGCGGCGATCCCGGTCACCTCAAACACCACGGGCGTGAGGAAGTAGGCGCTGCTCGTCCCCGCGCTGATGGCGAGGAGATTGTCCCGCATGTTGCCGTGGCTCGCCTTACCCACCGCAATCAGGCTGCCGAAGAACCCGGCCACCAC